CGGGTACTTTTGATTGACACCAGTGGTGGATACTTTACTGCGAGGTACGACCCAGTGTACGCAAAAACTTTAACTGTCAACAAAGGTGTAGACAACGTGCTGTTGTTTGAATTCATCAACCAGGACCAAAAACCTGTAAACATCACAGGCAGCACATTTCGCTTTAGATTGCTGAACCAAACTGGTGACGAATTATTACTTGAAAAAGACATGACTGTACTCAGTGCCAGCACTGGCCGAGTCAAAGTTGTGTTGGATACAGCAGACACTATTAACATCCTGGCACAGCCAGGCAGCTACAGCATTGAGCGCACACAAGGCAATTATGTACAAGCAGCATTTACAGACGCCAACGCCGGCGCACGAGCCGACTGCGATATTGTAGACAGTGTTTTGCCACAGTTCATAGCCAGTCAACCGGTGACAATTCCCACTATAAATGGTAAAAACTCTTGGCCACAACCTGGCCCGCAATCATGGCCTGATTGGGCATTGAACCCGCAACCAATATCACGTAACTATTTGACAGAATACTACTCAAGTTATATCAACACAACTGGGGCCAGTTTGATCACCGTCAAATATGATCTGGATCATTACACTGGCACCCTCAAAGTACAAGCAGCACAGGATTACGAAGCTGTGTGGGTAGATGTCACAGAAAGCCGTGAATATTTTGACGAGTCTGGAACCTTTTACATCAATGTTGTGGGGTTCCATCCACTGTTGCGTCTGGCCATCAACAACAGCCAAGGCTATGGTGCCAGTGCAACTGCCACTGTGGTAGATGGTGTTGTGACCGGTATTGCAGTAAACAATGCAGGCACAGGTTATATGGCTGCACCATATGTTCAAATCCTGGGCAACGGTGCTGGAGCAACAGCAATTGCTGCACCATTCACAGGTCCCAGCGGCATTGGTGCAATCACTGTCACCAACGGCGGTTCGGGTTACTTGCCACTGAACTTTGGTGGCACCGAAGCGCAGGCTGTGACTGTGCTGATCACAACTGGCTACGTTACCAATATTCTTTATCGTTAACTGTTGCTCTGCCGCACAAATCCTGCTATACTGTACAGATGCTTGACATCCTTGCTTATCTACCTGCAAAAAAGAAACAGACACCTAGTGGTTGGTTGAGTTTCAATGCAGTGTGCTGTCAGCACAACGGATCAACACAGGATCGAAGAGGACGTGGTGGACTCAAAGCCACTGAGGCTGGTTGGAGTTATCACTGCTTCAATTGCTCATACACTGCCAGTTTTATCTTGGGCCGTACATTAAGTTATAAAGCCAGAAAACTCCTGGGCTGGATGAACGTTCCGGAGATGGAAATAGAGATGCTGAATCTGGAAAGTTTGCGGCATCGAAGCATCAATGGAATACTAGAAGATCGACAACAAATGTGGAACACACTAAGTGGTGTGTCATTTGAAGAACGAGACTTGCCACCATTTGCCGAACTGCTGACATCTGAACACAAATTTTATTGGGATTATGTGCGTGGTAGACATGTACCAGAAGACTTTCCGGTCATGGTGCAGATACAAAATGACGGTATCCATTGGACAAGATTGCATGTGGTCATACCCTTTACCCATGACAATAAGATTGTGGGATACACCTGTAGATTTTTAGATGACAAACAGCCTAAGTTCATCAGCGACAGCCAACCAGGATATGTGTTTGGCACAGACTTGCAACCCACAGATTGGCAACATGTGATTGTGACTGAAGGCATATTTGATGCACTCAGTATAGGTGGTGTGGCAGTGATGCACAACACTGTGAGTGATGCACAAGTTAGACTGATACGCAGCCTAGACAAACAGATAACAGTGGTACCAGATCAAGACAAGGCAGGTATTGAATTGATTGATCGTGCGCTAGAACTGGGCTGGGCAATAAGCATACCTGACTGGCCTGAGGGGTGCAAGGATGTCAACGATGCAGTGATAAAGTTGGGCCGATTAGGGGCCTTGCTAACTATAATGCAATCAAGAGAGACCAGTAGAATCAAAATTGAGTTAAGGAAGAAGCAACTTGTTAAAAGAATACAATAAACTTTGGGTGTTTGGCGACAGTTACACTACTCCAGGAGTATGTGTAAACCCACAAGATAGTTTCTGGGGGTTAACTGCACAACACTTTAAAATAGGCACTATTAAAAATTGCTCAAAACCAGTCAACAGTTTTGACAGCGTGTGTCACTTATTAATCAGTATGCAAGATCAATATAACTGGGATTATGATTTATTTTTAATTGGAATTCCGCCATTAGAAAGAATCACAATATTTGATAATTTTAAAGATACTGCATATTTTGGGCACGAAATTGATACTAATACCTGGACAAGTAATCGTTTCAAAATCCCATACCATCACGGATTGATTGCAATGCAGAATTATGGCAGCGATAAAGAATTCATTATCCACAGCAATAGGTCTTGGTTGGAAACGCAAGTATTGCGAACTATATTTTTATTGACAACCTGGTTGGATTCAAAAAATGCCAATTATCTTATAGTAAATTTATCAACACCAATGAACAAAGACAACTTGTGGGGGCCAAGTGAATTTGTATTGCCATTTTGTCAAAATCACAGTAGATGCATACTGTTCAAAGATACCTATTACTCTGTGAATGTAAACCTCAACAAGCCAGCAGATTTTAAACAATACGGATGGCGTGGACATCATGGACTAGCAGGTAACGCACAATTTTTTGAGATCAGTGTAAAGGGTAAACTTTGTTAAAAGAATACGGACTTGACGTCCAACGATTATTTTTAGAAATGATGTTGGAGGACGCACAAAGTTATGTGCGTGTGCAGAATATCTACAACCCGCAAAACTTTGACAAAAGTTTGCGAGCTGCGGCTGAGTTCATCAAAGAACATTCAGACAAGCACAAAACACTGCCAGACCGTACACAGATTTCAGCCACCACAGGTATCCGACTACAAGCAGTGCCTGACTTGAACGAAGGTCATTTTGATTGGTTCATGGGCGAGTTTGAACAGTTTACCAAACGCCAAGAACTGGAACGTGCGATTCTTAAGGCAGCAGACATGCTGGAAAAGGGTGACTTTGAGCCTGTGGAGAAACTGATCAAAGACGCTGTACAAATATCCTTGACCAAGGACATGGGCACAGACTATTTTGATGATCCCAAGGGTCGTATTGAAAAGTATTTCAACTCAGGTGGGCAAGTGTCAACAGGTTGGCCACAACTGGATAGGTTGTTGTACGGTGGATTCAGTCGTGGTGAACTCAATATCTTTGCTGGTGGATCTGGTTCAGGTAAATCACTTGTGATGATGAACATTGCACTGAACTGGTTGCAACAGGGCTTGAGCGGTGTGTACATTACACTAGAACTGAGTGAAGAACTCACAAGTTTGCGAACAGATGCCATGCTCACAAACATGAGCACTAAAGACATTCGCCGGGACATTGACACCACAGAACTCAAGGTCAAACTGGTGGCCAAGAAGTCAGGCAACTATCAAGTCAAAGGCTTGCCAGCACAAAGCAACATCAATGACATACGTGCGTACCTGAAAGAATATCAAATACAAACAGGTAAACGTGTGGACTTTGTGATGATTGATTACCTGGACCTGTTGATGCCTGTTAGTGCAAAAGTTTCACCCAATGACTTGTTTGTCAAAGACAAGTATGTGAGTGAAGAACTGCGCAACTTGGCCAAAGAATTAGGCTTCTTGATGGTAACCGCAAGTCAGTTGAATCGATCGGCTGTGGAAGAAATTGAGTTTGATCACAGTCATATTTCAGGTGGCATATCTAAAATCAACACAGCAGATAATGTGTTTGGTATCTTTACAAGTCGTGCTATGAAAGAGCGTGGCAAGTATCAGATACAGTGTATGAAATCTCGAAGCTCGACCGGCGTTGGTCAAAAAATTGATTTGGAGTACAACATTGAAACAATGCGCATTACTGACGAAGGCGGAGAAGATGGAGACACTTATTCAAAGAAACCATCTGCATCTATCATGGACTCAATCAAAGCCCGCAGTCAAGTTAGCCCAGCTAGTGATGACACAAACAGCCCTCCATGGGACAGTGCGGAACCAGCCAAAGTCACAGCAGACGTTCAAAGTGCCAAATTAAAACAACTGTTGGGCAAGATCAAAACTAGTTAAGCCACGGTAGTCACAGCAGTCCAGGTTGTGCTGCCATTGGTGTTGATGTACATTCTATCATTGGTGGTGGTGCCATCTGTGCGCAAATACAGTGATCCTTGAGCGGCACTCAGTGTTGGAGCGCCAGAACCAAAGAATATGCCAAGATTGGTGGTGCTGGACATATTATAACCAGCACCTGTGGTGCCGCCAGCAGGCACGGCAGTACCAGAAAGTATTCTGGCTGCACCCACAGCAGATATCACGGCGTCAGACAGCACATTACCGCCAGTGACATTTCCTGTCACTGACACTGTTGCACCTGTATGCGTAGTAGCATTGACATTGGCACCACCTAATACATTACCGCCAGTGATGTTGCCTGTGGCAGTGATCAAGCCTGCGGTACTAATATTACCACCAGTGACATTGCCAGTTACACTAACAGTTGCACCTGTGTGTGTGGTGGCGTTGACATTGGCACCACCCAGCACATTGCCACCTGTGATGTTGCCAGTTACACTAACAGTTGTACCTGTGTGTATGGTGGCGTTGACATTGGCAGTAAGCACATTACCACCATCGATATTGCCTGTAGCACTGACCACACCAGCAGTGTTGACGTTGCCACCTGTGACATTACCAGTGGCTGAAACAACGCCGCTTGTGAGCACATTGCCACTGTTGACGTTGCCTGTGGAACTGACACCGCCTGCAGTATTGACATTGCCAGCAATGACATTGCCAGCTATAGTAATCAGTCCTAGACTGCTGATGTTGCCACCGGTGACATTGCCAGTGGCTGACATTATACCAGTGCTCTTTAAATTGCCTCCAGCCACATTGGCTGTGGTTGTGACATTGGCAGTGAGGTTGATGGCACTGAGCACATTGCCACTCAAACTCAGTGTGGCAGAAAGCAAGTTGCCACCGGTAATGTTGCCTGTGGCTGAAACAACGCCGCCTGTGAGCACATTGCCACCTGTGACGTTGCCGGTGGCTGAAACAAAGCCCGCAGTCAACAAGTTGCCCACAGTGGTGTTGCCCACAAAAGTATTCCCTGTGGCCACAACACTGCCCACAATATTGCCACTCACATACAAATTGCCATCGATGCCCACACCGCCGCTGACGACCAGTGCACCAGAACCTGCACTAGTGCTGATTGTGGTTGCTGCCACTGTGAGTGGGTTGGTATAATAGTTTAGAGGTCGATTAAGGTCAAACACAGTAAGGGTTGACCCACCATCAGAAGTTGAAAAATCAAATTCATATGTGCCTGACGCAGCCAGGGTAATAACCCCTGCATTGATGCCTTGTATGCCCAGGGTGCCCTGTGTCACTGCTGAGGGTAAAGTAATGGTTTGTCCAGTGGTGCCAGTGATTTCCACACGCACTTTGCCGTACGCACCTGCAGCAGGCCAAGTGTTGGCAGTGAATGCCAGGTTGATGTTACCGCCCATGACTATGCTTTGATATGGCCCTGCACTGGCGTCAATGTTGATGAACCCAGTGGTATTGGCTATTTGTACCAGTGTGCCCGAAATGCCCTGTACACGAGCATTGTACACCAGATTGTTGCCCACATTGTTGTCCAAGGTGCTGCCAGCCAGTGCTGATTTCAATATGGCTTTTGATTGCAGGTCATCAATTTCAGTTTCTGCAAATTCAAAATTGGTTTTTATATTGGTAAAATTGTCACGGAAACCCTGGGTGCTGTTGGGCACGCCGGCTATGGGGAAATTTCCGTTGACATTGTTGGGGTTGATCTGGCTGGTCATTGCTGTTCCTTGTATTAGATATTTATTGTTTAGGTACAACCGCTAAATAATCCAAAGGTCCTTGAGCACATGCAAAAGAAAACACG